TAACATAAACAATGCTGGTGCGTTAAGTTCCGGTTTAGATGATCTTGTTTCTGGTTACAATTTATTCTCAAATACTGAACGATTTGATGTAAATTTCATTCTTATGGGATCTGCCGGATATAGTAAGGAACAGGCACAAGCACTTGCGAATAAGTGTATTGCGGTTGCCGAAGCAAGAAAGGATGCAGTTGCATTCATCTCACCATATAGAGGTGCGGCAATTACTGATACCTCTGATGATAGGGCAGTAACTGTTAATTCGGATAATGATATTACTGATAATGTAATCAGTTTCTATGCTCCTATCACATCATCAACTTATGGAATTCTTGATAGTGGTTATAAGTATATGTTTGATAGGTTTGCAAATACCTTCAGATATGTTCCACTAAATGGAGACATTGCTGGTCTTTGTGCTAGAACTGATGAGAATAACTTCCCATGGTTCTCACCAGCAGGAACAAGTAGAGGAGCAATTTTGAATGCAGTCAAGCTTGCTTATAATCCAGACAAATCTCAGAGAGATAGACTTTATTCTAATAGAGTCAACCCTGTAATTTTCTCACCTGGTGCTGGTATTGTTCTCTTTGGAGACAAGACTTCATTTGGTAAGTCATCGGCATTTGATCGTATCAACGTTCGTAGATTGTTTATCTACCTCGAAAATGCAATCTCTGCTGCAGCAAAGGATCAACTGTTTGAATTCAACGACGAAATCACAAGAACTAACTTTGTGAATATTGTTGAACCATTCCTTCGTGATGTTCAGGCAAAGAGAGGAATCTTCGACTTTGTAGTTGTTTGTGACGAGACAAATAACACTGCTGCTATTATAGATAATAATGAGTTTATAGCAGACATCTTTATCAAACCCGCAAGATCAATCAACTTCATCGGTCTTACGTTTGTTGCCACCAGAACTGGTGTTTCATTTGATGAAGTAATCGGTAACATTTAATTTAGAGGTATAAGAAAAAAATGGCAAACCGTCAACAAGTAAATACTTTACCACTAAGAACCATCAGTGACTTCAAAAGTAAACTGAAGGGTGGTGGTGCAAGACCCAATCTATTTGAGGTAGAATTAACTTTCCCCTCAATTGTTGGAGTTCAAGATGAAAATGAAGTAATTGAAAATTCAAGATTTCTTGTAAAAGCAGCAAATTTACCGGCATCTACAGTTGCCAACATTGATATTCCTTTTAGAGGAAGAATCTTGAAGATTGCTGGTGACAGAACATTTGAAACTTGGACAATCACAGTTATTAATGATACTTCATTCTCCATCAGATCAGCATTTGAAAAGTGGATGAATACCATCAATAAACTCAATGATGGAACTGGAGAAACAGACCCAGCACTTTACCAGGTAGATGCTAAAGTTCATCAACTTGATCGTGAAGGAAATACTCTTAGAAAGTATGTTTTCAAAGATGTATTCCCAACGAATATTTCCGCAATTGATCTAAGTTATGAAACCACAGACACCATTCAGGAATTCACGGTAGAAATGCAAGTTCATTTCTATGAGGCATTTAAAGGTAATGCTCCACAATCCGGTGGTGAGAACATCAGCTAAATAGTAAAATAACAGTCTAGTTAGTTTATACTATGGCAAAACTTTTTGGTTTTTCTATTGATGATACAGAAAAGAAATCCAAATCTGTAGTTTCCCCTGTCCCCGTGAATAACGAGGATGGGGTTGATAACTATATTAGCAGTGGATTTTATGGTTCGTATGTAGATATTGAAGGACAATATAGAACAGAATTTGATTTAATCAAAAGATACAGAGAGATGTCACTACATCCAGAAGCGGATGGTGCCATCGAAGATGTTGTAAATGAAGCAATTGTGAGTGATCTTTATGATTCTCCAATTGAAATTGAATTGTCTAATCTAAATGCTACAGATAATTTAAAGAAAGCAATCAGACAAGAATTTAAGTATATTAAAGAAATTTTAGATTTTGATAAAAAGTCTCACGAAATTTTTAGAAATTGGTATATTGATGGAAGAGTTTATTATCATAAGGTAATCGATCTTAAAAATCCTCATGAAGGAATTAAAGAACTGAGGTATATCGACCCAATGAAGATGCGGTTTGTCCGCCAAGAAAAGAAGCAAGATAAGAATGTTATTGGACCAAATATTCCTGGTCGTGACGAATCAAAAAACGGAATTGCTCCAGAGATTGAGGAATATTTTGTATACACTCCAAAACCCCAATATCCAACAGGAAACTTAACTGGTGGTGGTGGAAATAAAGGAACAAAAATTGCAAAGGATGCAATTACATATTGCACTTCAGGTCTTGTAGATAGAAATAAAGGAAATGTTCTTTCCTATCTTCACAAAGCAATCAAAGCACTCAATCAACTTAGAATGATTGAAGATTCTTTGGTTATCTATAGATTATCAAGAGCACCAGAACGTCGTATTTTTTACATTGATGTTGGCAATCTTCCTAAGGTAAAGGCAGAACATTATCTTCGTGATGTTATGAATCGTTATCGTAACAAGCAAGTTTATGATGCGAACACCGGAGAAATCCGTGATGATCGTAAATTTATGAGTATGATGGAAGACTTCTGGCTTCCTAGAAGAGAAGGTGGTAGGGGAACTGAAATTACAACACTTCCTGGTGGTCAAAACTTAGGAGAACTTGCTGATATTGAGTATTTCCAAAAGAAACTTTATAGAGCACTTGGAGTTCCCGAATCAAGAATTGCTGCCGATGGTGGTTTTAATCTTGGTCGTTCTTCTGAAATTTTAAGAGATGAACTTAAGTTTGCCAAGTTTGTTGGTCGTCTGAGAAAGAGATTTGCTCAGATGTTCAATGATATGTTGAAGACACAACTCATTCTTAAGAATATTGTTTCTGTAGAAGATTGGGATAGAATTAGTGATCATATCCAATATGATTTCTTGTATGATAATCAGTTTGCAGAACTCAAAGAAACAGAAATGTTGAATGAGAGACTTGGAGTTCTTGCATCTATTGAACCTTATATTGGCAAATATTATTCTCAGAAGTGGGTTCGCACTAAAGTTCTTCGTCAGACTGATGGAGAAATGATTGAAATGGATGAACAGATTGAACAGGAAATCAAAGATGGTATTATTCCTGATCCAAGTGCAATGGATCCTATAACTGGAGAACCATTACCACAAGAAGGTGAACAGGGCATGATGGGTGATGTTCCAATGGAACCTGAAATTAATGGTGGAATGACTGAAGTAGACGGCAAAACTGCCGAGATATAAATATAAAATATAGTTATTATAAATTTTCATGGAAGAAATTGTAAATTTAATTGGGGCAGATGAATCTGCATCCGATGTCAGTGACAAGATTAAGGATGTTTTGTATGCAAAAGCAGCAGGACGTATTGATAGTATAAGACCAACTGTTGGAGCATCCATGTTTGATGATTCAAATCCAGATACAGTAGAGGAGCAAGATGTCTAGAACTTTATTAGTTGGCATTGGTACTGAAGTTGCACTTAATAATGCGACTACCGTTGACAATGCAACTGTCATTAGAGTTTTTAATAACTCCGGTTCTGATGCAACTGTCAGTGTTGCAAAGACTAGTTCTGGTGGATATATCAGCACTGCCACAGTAACACTTCCTGCAGACAGAATTGAATTTTTTGAGAAGGGCGCTCAAGATATTATCTCAGCATCTGCTGGAACAGTTGTAGGTTTTAAAGTAGGATTTACAGGATAAACAATGAAACTCATCACAGAAGAAATTTCAAACGTAAAGATTATTACCGAAGGTAAAGGTTCTAATAAGAAACTTTATATTGAAGGAGTTTTCCTGCAAGGAGACCTCAAAAATCGTAATGGAAGAATGTATCCTATGGAAACTCTTTCTAAAGAAGTAAGTAGATATAATGAAGCATTCGTCCAAAAGGGACGTGCTCTTGGAGAACTTGGTCATCCTGATGGTCCTACCGTAAATCTTGACCGTGTTTCTCATAAGATTACTTCACTCACTCAAGAGGGTAGTAATTTCAGAGGTAAGGCACAAATCCTTAATACTCCTATGGGTAAAATTGCATCTTCACTTTTAGATGAAGGTGTGATGCTTGGAGTTTCTTCTCGTGGTGTTGGTTCATTAAAAGAAGACCGTGGTGGTGCAAAAGTTGTTGGTGAAGATTTCATGTTGGCAACTGCTGCTGATATCGTTGCCGATCCTTCTGCACCTGATGCATTTGTATCAGGAATTATGGAAGGAAAAGAGTGGGTTTGGGAAGGAGGAATTCTTCGTGAGCAACTCGCAGAAACAACTCAGAAGAGAATTAATACTCTTGTTGATCAAAATAGACTTGAAGAACATAAGTTGAACTTATTCAACGAATTCCTATCAAATCTTTAAATTATAAATAAATATAGATTAATACAAAATCTAATACAATCAAATGTCCGTTGGTAGCAATTTACAAGAAATGGAAAACGTAGTAACGAAAGGAGCTGCTGCATCTGAGGCAATGCCAAAATCTGGAAGCAATGCTTCTGGTGTTTCGACCCCTGGTCAAACTGGCAGTTACGAAGATCTCGGTGGCCCTACTCCAGAAAACTATAAGGTAGATGACGACTCTGCCAAAATCGCAGAACCTAAAATCGCAACTGTCAAAGACATTGTGAATAGGGCTGCCAAACCTGCAGAACCCATGCCTAAGGGTATGAAGGAAGAGGAAGAGGTAGAAGGAGAAGTCGTCGAAGAAGAAGAAAGCACCGCATCTGCTGAAGAAGTGGTTACCGAAGAAGAGGCAGCACCTGAAGCAGAATACAACATCGAAGAAGATGTTGAAGCACTGCTGTCCGGTGAAGAACTTTCCGAGGACTTCCAAGAAAAAGCACGCACCATTTTTGAAACTGCTATCAAGGCAAAAGTTGCTACAGTTCAAGAAGAACTGAAAGCACAATATGAAGCAACTCTCGAAGAGGAAGTTTCGACAATTAAGTCTGAACTCACCGAGAGAGTTGATGCATATCTTGAGTATGTTGCCGAAGAGTGGATTTCTGAAAATCAACTCGCAATTGAAGCAGGACTTAAGTCCGAAATGACCGAATCATTCCTCACTGGAATCCGAGGTCTTTTTGAAGAACATTATGTAACTATCCCTGAAGAGAAGTATGATGTAACTGCCGCAATGGTAGAAAAATTAGATGAGATGGAAGATAAACTCAACGAGCAAATTAATAAGAATATTGCTCTCAATCAAAGATTAGCTGAGTCGGTTGCTGACGTAATCTTCTCCGAGGTCTGTGAAGGTCTAGCACTTTCCCAGAAGGATAAACTCGCTTCTCTTGCCGAAAATGTTGAGTTTGATAGTGAAGAAACATATCGTGAGAAACTGGTAACTCTGCGTAAGTCTTACTTCCCAGAGAATGCCGGATCTCAAAGAGACGAGTCAGAAAACATTTCTGAGAATTCGGAAATTTCTGCACAACCAGTATCTGGTTTAATGGAATCATATCTTGACACTCTGACTAGAGTTTCGCACAAGTGATTTTTTAATTATAAGTCAAACTAAAAATTTTAAGGTAAATTCAAATGCAAGGTTTCAATGCTGAAAACCTTCAGGAGAAGTGGGCACCTATCCTCAACCATGAGGGTCTCGGAGGCATCAATGATGCTCATAAGAGAATGGTTACCGCAGTTCTTCTGGAGAATCAAGAAAAAATGTTGAAGGAAGAAAGAGAATTTCTTTCTGAAGCTGGTCCAACTAACTCAACCGGATCCGGAGTTGCTAACTTCGATCCCGTTCTGATCTCCTTGATCAGACGTGCAATGCCTAACCTGGTCGCATATGACCTCGCAGGTGTTCAACCAATGAACGGTCCTACCGGACTGATCTTTGCAATGCGTTCCCGCTACAGCAATCAGGGCGGAACCGAAGCACTGTTCGACGAAGCAGATACCGCATTCTCAAACAGTGGTATTTCTACCTCTGGACTCTACACACCTGGTAGTGACAACTCCAACGTTGGATTAGGAACAGGCACCGGCAATGCTGGTAGCAGCAATCCTAACGCACTCAACCCAAGCAGCAATGCAACTCAGGCTGCATATGGTGTTGGTCAGGGTATGGACACTGCACAGTCTGAAGGACTGGGTGCTCCTGGAGATAATGCCTTCAACGAGATGGCATTCTCAATCGAGAAAGTCACTGTTACCGCAAAGTCTAGAGCA